CAGGCGAACAATCCTGCCGACAATGAAGCGGTGATGGATGAGGTAGCCAAGCATATCCGTACCGAGTGGGACATAATGCGCAACCACCGGAATGGCAATTCCGGTTGGAGCGAGAGACTTCTACATGCCCAACGGACCTTCAACGGTCAGTATACGGCGGAACAGCTTGCTGCCATTCAGCAGTTCGGGGGCTCCGATGTTTACGCACGGGTTGTCGCGCTCAAGTGCAGAGGCGCGAGTGCTCTACTGCGAGAAGTGTATATTACGAGCGGTGAGCGCCCGTGGGGGCTTGACCCTACGCCTGAACCTACGCTCCCGGACGATCTCGTCTCCTCCGTAGCCCAGCTGGTCGCGCTGGAGAGCGCCAACCTCACGGCGCTGGGGCAGGCACCCGACATCAACGCGGTCAAGGACCGCACCAACACCCTCATCGTGGCTGCCAAGCGCGCGGCCAAGAAGAAGGCCAAGGAGGAGGCGAAACGGGCTGAAGCAAGCCTGGACGACGTTCTCGTGGAGGGTGGGTTCTACGACGCCCTGACGGAGTTCATCACCGACCTACCGTTGTTCCCGTTCGCGTGCATCAAGGGGCCGGTCGTCAGGATCGTGTCCGACGTGGTGTGGGCCAACGGTGCTGCCGCCCCCCAGCAGCGGGCCAAGATGTTCTGGAACCGCATCAGCCCGTTCGACGTATATTGGACGCCGGGGGCCAGTTCGATCCGCGATGCCTCCGTGATCGAGCGCTCGCGCGTGACGCGCGCCGACCTCAACGACCTAATCGGACTGCCGGGGTACAGCGAGGATAACCTGCGTAAGGTGCTCGATGAGTACGGACGCGGTGGTCTGCGGGACTGGGCCGACACGACGGACAGCGAGCGGGCGCACGGGGAGAACCGTGAGAACCCGACGATGAACCGCTCCAACATGATCGACATGCTGGAGTATCACGGTAATGTCCAGGGCAGGGCACTCCGTGAATATGGGTTGTCGGAAGAGGAGATACCGGATGAGGACCGTGATTACTTCGTCCAGGCGTGGCTTATCGGACGTTACGTCATCAAGGTTCAAATCTCACCTAATCCGCGGAAACGCCATCCTTATTATATCACGTCGTTTGAAAAGGTACCGGGTACTCCAGTCGGGAACGCCCTACCGGATATACTTGCGGATATTCAGGAAGTTTGCAACGCTTCACTGAGGTCACTCGTCAATAACATGTCGCTGGCGTCCGGCCCGCAGGTGGTCGTGGATGAGGAGCGGCTGGCCCAGGGCGAGAACGGCGACGACATGTACCCGTGGAAGCGGTGGCGGGTGAAGTCCGACCCGCTCGCTCCACAGAGCACAGCCGTGCCGCCCATCTCGTTCTTCCAGCCCAACTCGAACGCACAGGAACTGCTTGTCGTCTATGAGAAGTTCACGCAGATCGCGGATGAGCTATCGGCCATCCCGAGATACATGTCCGGGTCCGAGCGTATGGGCGGCGCTGGCCGCACGGCTTCGGGCCTCGCGATGCTCATGGGCAATGCGAGCAAAATCCTTCAGATGGTCGCCCAGAACATCGATCAGGACGTGATGCGCCCAGCCCTCCAGGCGCTCTACGACATGAAGATGCTGACCGACCAGACCAACACGTTCCGCGGCGACGAGGCCATCCGGGTCCGCGGCGTCGAGGTGGCGACCCAGCGGGAGACCACGCGCGCCCGTCAGATCGAGCTTCTACAGGGCACGGCCAACCCCATCGACATGCAAATCCTGGGGCTCCCTGGCCGCGCCAAGCTGCTCAAGGCGGTCTCCGAGGAGGTGGGTATCGAGGACTTGGTGCCCGACATCGAGGAGATCATGGCCGCGGCGCAGGGCCAGGGGCCGACCGCCCCCGGCGAGCCTGGGGTGCCCACCGACGAGAACGGCCAGCCCATGCAGGGTACGCCGCCAACGCCGCAGAACACCGACCTGGGCGTGCAGCAGGGCAACCAGTCGCGTCAGGTCACGCAGGGCAGCGGGGCCGGCCCCATGTTCAAGGAGGGCGGGCGCGTGCCGACCGTACAGCCCAAGCCGCAGAAATCGGAGTTGACGGAGCTAAAGGAAAGCATCGTCGGCTTGGCAGCGCTCGTTGCAGCGCCTACAGAGATCACGCGTGACCCCGTGACGGGGGCCGCTCGTGCCCAGAAGGTGTTCCCTAAGGTCTAGGGACACCGTATACCTCGTGAGGTAAGGAGAAGCAGATGTTGTTCCGTCGTCTACTCATGGTGCTTGCGTTGGCGCTTGCACCGCTGTCGCTCGTCACCGCTCCGGTGGTCGAGGCAGCCGTTACATATACTACCGCGGTTAAGAACGCCCGCATGACCGCAGTGCGCGATGCGTGGGGCGCGAGTGCGAAGCTCAAAATCTTCCACTCGGACGGTACTACGGTGCTGGCCACCTTCACGTTTTCGGCTACGACCGCAGACAGCACTGTGGCAGCTGGTGTCCTGACCTGTAAGTTCACTGGGAACGCTGCTTCGCAGACGGTAGTTGCGGCTGCAACCGGCGTTGGGACTACGGCGAAGGTGACGACTTCCGGTGACGTGGACGTGATTACCGGCCTCACCGTGTCGGCCACTGGTGGCGGGGGCGACGTTCAGCTGAACAGCACGACTATTGGCTCCGGGGCCAACGTCACGATCACCGCGTGTTCGTTCACTCACGCCTAACTCCTTACCTCGTGAGGTAAACCGTGCCGATAGACCCTACATACCCGCCTGGGTATACGCATGATGATGTGCAGATCAAACTCGACGCAGCCGTCAGTATGCTCAACCTCAGTGTGCGTACGATCACTCTGGCGGGGTCTCTGGGGGCCGCGGACGACAATCAGCTAGTACTCTATGCTGGCTCGGACGACATCAACCTTACGGTGCCGTCCGGGCTCCCTCTCGGTACATATCAGGTACTGGTAACGGGGACGGGCAGCGTTACCGTGGTGGCCGGGGCGGGGGCCAACGTGAACCCCGTTTTCGGAGGGCAGTCGAAGTCTCTTGGTCAGAACAGCCTGCTGACCGTCCTTGTGTATGAAAACGCAGACGGCAACTCCGCTCGTGCGGTAGTGCTCGGGGGCGCTGCCGGATCGGCTCCAAGCGCCATTACAGGGGCGTTGGCGGCTACCGAGACCGGGGCCGATACTGCAGCCATAACCGAAGCTGGCAACGCTATAAACCTCGCGGTCAGGTCTTCCGATTTTGCGAGCACTGACTACTGGATGGCAGCTGGTGGAACGGTCACCAGAACGGCGGATGTAGAAGCATGGTCTGGAGCGCCCTCCGGGTTCGCCGCGGACAGGATCGTGTTCAACGACGCCAATGCGAGCGTCAGTCAGTTTCAGAAGGGCGGCGGCCAGTTCGTCTTTTCTCTCTATCTCAAAGCTGGCGGTTCGGACGCGACGAAGACCGTGGAGGTCTTCTTGCGCGATGGTAATACGTCCGTCCCCTATCAAACCCAGATCGTCACGCTAACGTCGTCGTTCCAGCGTGTTTCCGTCCTGGCGACATTCGCGGCTGATCGGGTCATCGAGTACGGGATCAAAGCATCTGGCACTGCCCGCGACGTGATCGTCTATGGAGCGAAGCTGGAGACCGGCACGGTTGCGACGACGTACGTCCCACCGTCGTCGCCGCCCGTCTGGTCAGGCCCCAACCCAGCCACCGTGCCGTTGCCATATAGCTGGTTGCACGGCCTCAATATCCCGACCGGCGCGTTCGGCTCGCATCTCAGGTATGGGCAGGATTACGTCTACCCCACTCCTCAGCAGATCGACTACTACGCCTCGCGAGACATGAACCTAGTCCGGCTAGCGTTCAGGATGCCGAGGCTCATCACTGAAAACTGGACGATACGCGAGGAAGATGCTGCTCGTATTGAAGCGGTGATCGACTATGCGGCACGCAAGAACATGCTCGTGTTGCTGTGCTCTCTCGATTATGGCCGCACGGACATCACTGGCAGGCTCACTGGCGTGGACGCTGGCAGTATCGCTGAGTATGCCGGTGCATGGGGGCTGGTTGCAGAACGGTTCAAGGACAAAGCGAACGTCATCTTCAGTTCCGGTCACGAGCCGAACGAGGCGACGGCTACGCAATGGCTCGCCGCGTCGAACGCCGTCATTGCGGCGATCCGCGCAGCTGGGGCCGGTCAGCACATTATGGTTCCTGGTTCCTACTGGGACGGCGGCTGGACTTGGGCCTCGACCGACAACGATACCGTGATGCTTGGCACGGTCGATCCCATCGATAATTTTAGTTTCGAGTTCCATCAGTACTTTGATTCGGACGGTAGCGGCTATTCGGATCAGGTCGTCGTCGGGTCCGGTACGCGTGCGCAGCCTGTCCTCGACTGGGCTCGCGCGAACGGCGTGACGGTCTTCAACGGCGAGTGGGGTATTCACGGCACGGCGGCGTGGGAGACGGTTGGTCGCGCCCACATGCAGATGCTCGTTGATTACGCCGACGTGTGCGTGGGCCATTCGTACTGGGCGGGTGGAGTATGGTGGAGCAATCCTGTACCCAACTTGGTATCGAATGGCGACTTCGCGGTTGCCAGCACGAACGGGTGGGCCGGGTACTATTCCAATGGGTCGGTGTGGGTCAGAGATGACACACGGCTCTCCATCGTTGACGGAGGTATTCAAGCGAGCAACGCTGCAGGTGCAGTAGATTACGCTCGCGCAACGTTGCCGATTGCAGGGCTCGTGGTGGGAGACACGTACAGCTTGCGCCTGAACTACAAGTTCGGCGGCAATGGCTCGATCCGCATTACAAGCGATCCAGAGGGCACCGTCAGCGCTGGACTTACCGTATCTAGATCATCGAACGGAGAGATTGGAGAACTCAATACGACGTTTGTCGCTACTGCAACTACTGTGTATCTAGCTATAGCAACGGAGTCCACAACCGATATACGATACGCCTGGGCTGACAATATCGAAGTCAGGACGACAGCTACACCTGGGATGTACATCGAGCCTGCTTACCTCGACAACCCGGTCGATAAGCTTCCGCAGATGGACGTTCTCAACGATTACAAACTCGGCGCGGCGGTCTCAGGATACAATACCAGCACGACCGCTGTTACCAATCTTTACACAGGTCCGACGACATCTGACGGTGTTGTCGTTGCCGTCCGGTTGCCGAGCGCCGCAGCGGCGGTGCGTCTGGTGGC